GGTTATTTGGTGGATTGAGACAGATTCGATCTGTCAACGAATAAGACCATTGTGTCCTAATCCTCTACCGATTGAGTTACCAATCCATAAAAAGCATAGCGCCTCATAACCGCTACGCTTTTATATTATTATTAAGGTAGTCTGAATACAGCAACTTTAATATCTGCACTTGCTCCGGTTATCACAACTTTGCCTTTATCTGTGCCAGAAACATTTTTATATGCTCCGCTGTCTATTGCAATAATGTGATAATCCCCGGCGTCGATTGATTTTGTCAAATCAACTCTGCCTTGAAGTCCGTTTCCGGCTTTGATAGTTACGGATTTTGATGCTGACCCATTGGCGTTTGTTACAAGAATAAGATACTTATCGTCTCTTTCTTTCATTGCAAACTCGGCACCTTCTGTGGCGTCAACTGCTGCGGCAATACTTGATATTGCTCCGCAATCCAAAAACTTGTTTCTTTCTGTTAATTCATTAACAGTTAATACTGTTCTTGCCATTGTTTAATTCCTCCTAATTGAATTTTTGGTTTTTGTTAGTTAATCTTAAAATTTTACATTAAGAGTAACCATTTCTTTTGGTCTTACAACCTTTGCGTCAAAAAGAATAAATCCTTTGACAGCGTCTGCGAATGAGCGTTCTGGTCTGTATGGCTCTGTGTGTGTAAGTGGGTTAGCATAAGCCAAAGCCCTTTGAGTTTTGATTTGAATCAAATCTGTATCGTTGGCGTTGGTTGTAGTAACCTTTTTAACATTGTTAGACATTTTAATTGTAAGATTTCCATACATAGCAACTTTTCCGTTTTTAAGAATTTCGGAATTGTTTGTGTCTTTTGACAAGTATTCTCTTTTGAAGATTGTAAAGAATCTTGGACTTACTGTTGCAACGATTTTGGTTGTTGGTTTAACATCATTGTTATATAATTCCTCGATTGCGGCGTCCAAAGCGTCTAATACATTGATTTCTCCGCTTGACGCAGTTCCGGCAACTACCTTTGGAACAGTTGCATACAATTTTTTAACAGTTGAATCGTCTGCAAATCCGGCAAGATATTTATCTACCTCGTTTGCAAGTCCTTCACTTGTTTCTGATTGTAGAGCGTCCATAACTCCGTTAACTGATTGTGCTTTGTCGATATCTCCAACCTTGTAGTTGAAATATCTAATTTGGTTGATATACATAATTACAGAAGTATCTTCGATTTCCTCTGCAACATCAATATCATTGTTTCTGGCAGATTTTGCCACTGTTTTGATTGTTGGTTTTCCTACACCAAGAATTTTTACAGATTCGCCTTTGTCCTTAACCGAACCTTCATATTTACGGTTACAGTCTTCGGTAAAAACGCATAATCTTTCCAATTCACGAAGTATACCTTCGTTCCAAACGGTAGGAATAAAGTTTGTGTATGCCATTGATTTTTTCCTCCTAATTATTTTTTTTGAATTTTTTATCGTGGTTATTTCCACTTGGTCATACTTGCCCTAATCTTGTCATAGTTCTTACTTACTTCCTCTTGGGTCATTTTCTGAACTTGTTCCCTTGTATAAAAGCCATTCTCTGTTGGGGTAGGGCTATGTAGAGAGCCGGGAGACGCTTTCGCATTTGCGACTATTTTTTGAGCATATTGTTTCGATTTCTTTTCATATTCCGAAACAATCGCCGCAAAGTCCTCGTAGATTTTAGCCATAGGTTGAACACCTATTTTGCCGTCTGCAAACTTTCGAAAAGATTCGTCTTTTACTAAACGGTCGACATCAACTTCTGGGTGTTTGGCATAAAAGTCCTCTCGGTCTTTTACAATCCAATCTTCTTGTTTCTGTTTCTGGCTTTGACTTTCAATTTCTTGCTTTTGCTTTTTCTTTGTGAACTTTGAATAGTCTCCAAGTGGGTCGCCACCAGATTTCTCTATTTCTCTCATTGTTAAGTATTCTTCTACATCTACCGAATCTACCATAGGTTCGTGTGTATATGGATTCTCTCCGCCAAGAGTTTCGATAATGGCTTGTTCCTTCGCCAATTTAAGTTCTTTTTGGCGTTCTTCTTCTCGTCTACGACGAGCGTTTTCGGAGTTCTGTTCTTTCGTTTGAGGTTCTTTTTTCGTCTCTTCGTTCTTTGGTTCTTCCTCGGTGGCCTTTGGTTTTTCCTCTGAACTTGTGTCTGAATCTGTGAACTCAAAGTCGTTAACATCTTCCGCTTTGTTAAGGTCAGCGTCGCCCTCAACTCCGTTGTCAACCGGTTTAATATCGGTATCTACGGTTTCTTGCGCTGTTTTGATTTCTTCTGACATAATTGTCCTCCTTGAATTTTTTCGCGTTATCTGCGTATTTATAATTACAAGTCATTGACTTGGAATTACTGATTTTTTACCAACTTTACATCTTTGTTATAGTTGGTGCATTTGGGACTTCTACAAGTAAAAACCCTATATTCCGGTGTTGCTTTTTTGATTTTCATTTCCACCTTGCATTTGGGACATTGCATTTGCATTACCTCCTTGTTGAAGATTAACCATTCCTTGCGCGCCTCCTTGTTGTTGCATTATTTGAGCAATAATCTTCGCAAATTCTGTGGCGTCTTGTGTGGTTTCTTGTATTTTTGAGTTAGCGAGCGATACTTGTTGATTTCCTTCCAATATCTTTTGTTTGCCTTCTGCGTATAGGTTTGCAATAACAGTCCTTAATTGGTTGTTGTCTTGGATTAAGGCAACAACTTTATCTACGGTTTCTTTTTGTTGCTGAATTATCTGTGTTGCTTGTGCTACTTGTTGTTCGTATCGCATTACTTGTTGTTTTAATTGAGCAACTTCGCCTTGTTCGTCGTCTTCAATCCCTTTGATAATCTCTGTTCTGTTTGATAAAGCGTTCTTTGGGTATGCTTTCAAATAAGTTTTAAGAGATATCATTCCTTTTGCAAGAAGGGTGTCTAATGCGTTGATGTCTCCGGCGGCGCTTGACTTTGTTCCGGCTGTTGCCTCAACAACGATAGAGAACTCTGTGTCTTGAAACTCTTCGCCGTTGAATACATCTGGCACTTGAATCTCTTTATCAACCTTTTGTCCGGTCTTTTCGTCTAAAACCTTTTCTGTATCTGGGTAACTGAACTCTTTGTCATACGAATAATAAGTTTTGAAATATTGTTCGTAGATTCTTCCTTGCTTTTCTTTAACTCTCCAAAATCTGTCTCTTAACTCGTCAATAGGTTGCTGTGCTTGACTTTGAAGTTGTGCGATTGCGGCACCGCTCATATTTGCGCTTATAACTTCTCCGGTCATAACTTCGGTAGAACCGGTTACAACCCTTGTGTATTCCATAATCTTATCTGCGATAGATAGTGGCGCGGCGTTAAGTTGCTGTGCCTCCAAACGTGATATTCCGTTTCCGGTTTTACTATGGTCTATAAGAACTTGTCCCGGCTCATTGGTTATAAGTTGTCCTTTCAATGCGTCCGGAGCAACCCTCCATTTACCCCAAGCCAACTGCTCACAATTAAGTAAGAACATAGCAAGGTTAAAATTGATTGCTTTTTGGTTAGGTATAAGACCTTCTACTTCGCCAATTCCATATATTGACTTTTCTCGCTCTTCGTATGAACCAACAACAATAGGGAAGTAACTCATTTTTACAACATCTTTTTTTGGTTCTTCGAGGTCTGTGTCTGGTAAACTATTATTTGGAGCGTCTTCGTTGAATCCCATAAGTTTTGCGACAGATTTTTCGTCTGGTGTTAAAGCGAACGGTTTATTTATGATTGTTCCTTTTGTAGCCTTCTCACAATAAACCTCTCCGTCTTTTCGGAAGTATCTTGTAAGAACCGTGCAAAGTTCCGTTCCTTCTTGTTCTCTCTCGCCATATTTCTTTTCGCTTTCGTCTGCTGAAATAAGGTCTTTGTCTATGTCTGTATCTGCTTTTTCTCTGACTGCCTTTACAACCTCACGACTTGCAATAAGAATCCATTCTTGCTTTTGCTCGTCTGTTTCCATTGGATTTGAAAAGAAAATATCTAATATGTCGATTATTTCACACCTTAATCCACCTTCTTTGACTCCGTCTTTTCCTTTTGCCTCGGAATCCCAATAATAGTGGTAAAAATAACTACCTTTTTTTACTCCGTCGTCTATTGCTTTTGCGTCTAACTCTTCTTGTCTAATTTCTTTTTGAATATAATCGGCAAAGTTTGTGAACTTGTCTGTGTCTACATTTTCGTCTTCTGCTTTATAAACCAACTTAACCGGAGTAGATAGTATTGCGCTCTTTTTATTTCTGCATATAAGTTTGACAATATTTACAACCGGTCGAGGCAAGTTCTTTGTGTTTTTGGTTGGCGCCGGCCATTGTCTACCCTCAAAGAAGTTAACAAAAGTTGGTATATTGCTCGAAAGACCGGCAAGTCTTTGATAAGCCAAGCCGTTTTGATACATCTCCCACAATTTAGTAGGTTGTTCTTCTGCAATAATCTTTTCTTCTGCCATTATTTTTCTCCTTCTTTGGCGCCGTTCTGCCATTCGTCAATGATTTGAGCAACCGGTATGTCCTCGTCTGTCTCTGTTAGTTCGTGTATATATTTCTTTTTAGATTTTTTAGTCAATTCTTCGACTTTGTCTTCTAAAATTTTAAGGTCTACAAGAATTTTCTTTAATGTTCTGCGTCTAATAAACATATCTTTCTCCTTTTACCATTCCAAGAATGTATCTTTGTTTTCTTCAATATTGAAGTTTGTTTCAATAAAACTTTCTTTTTCCGGCGCACAATCAATCCAAAGCGAAGTTTGTTGTTTCGATATGAAGTGGGCTATTGCCAATGCCATTACTAAATCGTCGTGGAATCCGTCTTGTGCCTCTTTCTTACCATTGTCTTTCTTTACAAAAGTTAGCATTTCTTTAAGCGTCTTAACATCTGGCTCAATAGTTGCGTCCTCACGGATTATCTGAACTAATTCCGATATTATTACCGGTCTTGTCTTTGATGTGGTTTCAAAACCATATATCTTTTCAACCGTGTTTAATATTGTGTCGACTCTTTCTCGAAGGTAGATGTTAGGGTATTTGTATTTCTCTAATACTCTGACCGGTGTTCGACTATAATTCGTCTCAATACCAATCAACGCTGTGTGATAATACATTCCCAAGCAATACATCTGTTCGCCGTAAAGGTCTTCGTCCAACCTTTCCTTGTGTAAGGTGGCTACGGTTTGTTTTGTTATATTATTGATAACCTTTGCCGTATTGGCGTCGGTTCCAAGTCCGGAGGTATCTCCTCCAATTACATACGGCGCTTTTGCAATTACAACGCCGTCTTGTATCTTTGTTTGTGGGAGTTCGTGTAGCAATATGTAACCGAACTCGTCTTCTGTGAAGGTTATATCTTTTATCGTCCATTCGATATCGACTACATTTCCGTCGCTATCTTTAATGTCCGTTGCTACCTTTTTATAAGTAAAATAGCCCTTTTTAAGTGGTTGCAAGTTGCGAACTCGTTCTATTTGTGCGATAACTTGTTCTTTATCAAACACGCACTCTCCGGACGATATAAACGCCTCTTCCGGACACGCCGGGTATTCTTGCTTGAACTTCTGTAAATCTCCACGACAGTTGTTTCGAATACACCAACGACGCCACGCCATTTGCTCGTTATCGAGGTTGTAAGTTTTTTTAATCACTTCTTCTTCGGCTGTAAGTTCTATTCCTTCGGCGCTCATTCTGTATTCGTCTAATTCCCACCAAGCACAGAACACCGGACAATAATCACTTTTGCCTTCTACTGCGTCGTCCCATAACTCTTTGAAGTCGTCATAGCCATTTGCCGTAGATTCGATAACCACTAAACTATCTTTCGTATTTGGAACTGCTTGTAGTAGTCCGGTTAGAGTTTCTTTTTTATTCCCCGGCCAAAAAGCATATTCCGATATGTGTAGCATTTGAAAGGTATCTGAACGACCTATGTTGCTGTTTCCGGCGGTCATACACTTAATGGTTGAATTAAGTCCGGTGCCTTTCTTATTGTTGAAGATAATCTCAGATCGGAAGAGCACACGTCTGAACTCCAGTCACTCCGCGAAATCGCGGA